ACCAGTATGTATATATTCTTCATATTCAACAACTCTGATATTGTTTTCAATCTCATATGTACCTTTTTCAACATCAATAGTTATACAACCATGACCCCCTTCTCCATTATACCAATCTTCTATAATTTCTAATAATTTTTCAGTACAATAATCCTCAAGTAATGAATACAATCCTGAATCATAATCATTTAAATTTATTACTGCATCAGAAAAATCTTCATTTGGATTAGTAGTTACAAGTATTTCATCAATTGCTCCATCATCACCTCCTCCAGAATAACTTACAATAACTTTTTTAATACCATGATTGACTAACCCAATCAGTATTACCTCTAATACATTTTCAGCCATTTTATTTTGTTTTATAGAAGCGGCCTAAGATATTTGCATTTAAAAATTCATCTTTCTCAAGCACTTCATATTTAAATTGATGTTTTACTTCTTGATATGTAAGCTCCATAGCTGAATAACATATCATAAGCATTTCTCTTTTAATCAGTACACCTGTTTTGTGAGCATCTTTTAATGTTTTATTACTACTGTAATATCTCATAAAATCAGGTTTTAATTCTCTTCTGTATTTCTTTAACCTTTTATCAGTAGACATTGCTAAAGCTTTTTTACCTAGAGGTTTTTTAATGTTGGCAAAGAAATTCTTTTTACCAATGTAAGAGTATGCATGCCCACCAATGATTGCTGTCATTATATAAATAAATCCAGTTGCACCTTCAGGAATGTCAAACTCAGTAAACTCTTTACCTTTATATATCCAACTCATATTCTAAATTTATGCGTCACCTAATGGTTTAATTACTACTATAGCTTCATCATGCTCTGTACGTACAAGATTAGCAAGTCTAGCTTTATCTTCAGGAGTTGCGTATTGCTCCATTAATGCAGTCAATTTTGAAATTGCACTTGCAATATGAAGAATAGTTACCTTCTTCATTGTAATCTCTTGAGCAAACTCATTTGAGTTGTCTTTATCATACTTAAAATCTATTGTTATTTTACCTTTCATGTATTGCTTTTTTTAATAGTGGAAATAATTCTTCTTTTACTTTTTGTAACCCGTGCTTTTTAATTGAATCTGAGACATCTTTCTCCATGTTTAGAACTATATAGGATAAACCATATCTTTCTTGATACTTTTTCATAGAGTTAATACCTGCTTCATCATTATCAAACATCACACAGATGCTTTTATACTTATCCTTTAACTTTTCAATACTAGTTTCTTTTATGATTGTATTCTCACTATCGGGTGCTATACATTCCACATTATTAAATCCTAGTTTATTGAAAGCCATTACATCTTTAAGTGAGGATGTAATTACTAAATAATCTTTAGTCAAGGTTAATTGCTCAGAACCCTGAATATAGTTAGCTATCTTTAAAAACTTTTTATTCATGTTTTTAGGTTGATAAACCTTATATAGTGTACCATCATTTTTAAAGTACCCATATAGGTTTAACCCTGTAATTGTAATTTCAGATATGCTACCATCAGGTTCAGTCTTTGTCATCTTGTAATACTCTAATGGAGATACATTGTATGCTTCTAACATTTTAGAACCAATATGATATTGACCCCAATAGTTTTGATCAAAATTAGACCAATGTCTTATAGTATAATCAGTTACTTTATAATTATCATAACTTTTAATTTCAGGAGCCTTATATGCTCTATTTCCATTTAAAAATAACTTGTAATCAACAATGAGTTTAGATATAGCTTCTCCTCTACTTAAATTAAACATACGTTCAATAAGAGATATTGGATCACCCTGTAAACCAGATGAAAAATCTTTATACTTATATTTCATACTGTTTGCATCAACATAAATATACATTGACGGTGTCTTCTCAGTCTTAAATACAGATTTGATTTTTATCTGTTGACCATCAAGTTTTTCTGTAAGATTTAAGTAATGCTCAAATATCCATATCACTGGTACATCACTTATTGAAAGAACATTGTTTTTAGTTGATATCATAATTTTTAACTTTAATAAAAAAGGGAGCCTTTTTCTGACTCCCTTTTAAACTATTGTTAGTCTAAATCAAAGTCAGAAGCTACCTTGTTTGGTACTGATAAGTCATCTTCACCTGATCCGAATGCATCTACTTTTTTAGCTTCAAGCTTTTTCAAGTGTAATGTTTCAGAATATAATAAGTGTTTACCTGAACCAAGTTTAGCAAAGGCAAAACCATCTTTAGAAGATTTTGGCAAATATAAGTCATAATTTGTATAACCTGTTTTACCTTCATACTCTTTACCTGCAACACAGAAGTCCATATATTTATCTTTAAATGGAGCTGTCTCATTGAATGCAAGGATGAAGTCTTCAATAGTATCATGCTTGTTATCTTGATCATCAAACCATGCTAACATATCTAAAGTAGTACAGATAGATTTCAAGAATACTAAGATAGAGTTATCTCTATAAATTTGTACTCCTGATTTAGTAGTACCATCAGCAAATGCATACTGACCAGCTTTTACTCTACCAATTTGACCTTTGTAATTACCAGCTTCAGGCATATCTTTATTCAACATGAAACCTTCAAACCCTTCAATTGGTTCAGTTTCTACGTTTAAGATAATCTGTATTGCACCAGGAATAAACTTGAAATCTTCAGCCATTAAGCTATTGATTTTTAATTTATGATTACCTGGAGTAATTGTTTTTGCTAATCCATTACCACCTGTTGCTACGTCTTTAGTTCCTATTGCCATGTTTTCTTATTTTTTATATTATTAATTATTTATATACTTCATCCCAGTGAGTAGTAACCCCACCATTTTCATTTACTTCACTGATTACAATTTCTGCATTTCTTAAATGATCAGGTCTTGCTCCACAAGTAGTCTCCTCATTAGTCTTGAAACTCAAGATAACCTTGTTACCTTTTCTGAACATATAACCAATTGCATCTGCATTTGCACAGATTAAAGATTTAATTTTACCCGTTAAATCAATATTAGCGGCCATTACCATCTCACCTTTATCATCAACTTGTTTGTCTTTGATATGTCCAGATAAGATAATATGATCAGCTAACTTATCTATATAATTCAAAACATCAAAGAATGCTTCTCTTACATATAAATAACCAGCACCATTAGGTAAAGTAATTACGTTGTCTCCATCATAATTTTTACCCATTGAAGTAGCTTTGTACTTCTTAACTGCTAACGGCATAACCATTTCTTCCAATGCAGTAACTGTATCAATAGTGATAAACTTATAAGGTTTACCAGCTTCTTCTACAGCTTTACCAACAGCTAATAACTCTTTAAGACTGTTAGCTTTTACTTTTAATGCATCCACATAATCAGTACCATTTTCCAAATCAATTATCAAATTGTCTTCTAAACCAGCAAAAGCAGTTGTCTTACCTGTTTTAGGTTTAGAGTAAATCAATAATCTCTTTGGGTTTGTTCTTGTTGCGCTCACTTTTTTAGTGGGCAATACCAATCCATCCATTTTTTACTTTATTAAATCATTTAACCATTTTCTGTTACTCACTGGTTTTTTCAATAGTATGGCAGCTAGATCTCTCACAGTTAAACTGCTTAGAGGAGCATCTAAATCTGGATCCATAATATCATCAAAATCAGGGAATAAACCATTTACTTCAGCACTTTTAATTTCAGTCTTCTTAGGTTCAGCCTTTACTTTTATCAGTTCTGATACAGGAATCAAATACCTCACATGACCTTGGCCATTTGGTTCAGTAGTTTCATATTCCTCATCATAAAATGGGTTATATTTCCATTTATACAAAGTTCTTGTAGGATCTTCTGGGTCAAGAGCAATACTAGTAAATTCAGTATATATATCTTGTTCTCTACTTAATTCACTCTTAAAGAACCCCATGTGTAAATCATCTTTACCATAAGGTCTATAAGCACATTTAGGTATAAATAATGGATTAGAAATATCTAATGCATCAAAAACCTTTTGGTGATACTTCACCAACTCTTCAGTCTTTTCTTTTCTGTTAAATCCACTGGATTGGTTACCAGAGTCTTTTGTTGTTAATCCCATATACTAATTATTTGGTTCCAATTCTTTTTTCTTGTTGAGCAGGAGTATTCATTTCTGCAATACTCATCTTTTCAAATTCTGCTTTAAAGAAACTCAATCTGGTATCACCATTTCTACATTTTAAGAAATGCAACACCATCACTCTATCATTCTCAATTATAAATCTATCAGGGCCATAGAATCTGATCTTTTGTTTTGCTGGTCTATTAATACCTATTACAGTATCAGCATGTTGTAATAATGCATCAGCACCAAATATGTCTGACTCTAATACATAGTTACCATACTTACCATCTTCTGATCTTTCAGGGTTATCAATATTTCTATTTAACTGACTTAATATTATAAATGCAATAGGGTATATTCTTTTCAATGAAGTCAATGCCTCACCAAAATTATTTAATGTTTCATTCTTATCCTTTTCAGTCTGAGCTTTTTTAACAAGTAAAGAGTGATCCACAGATATCAATGTTTTCTTATAGTGTCTTACACCATTTTCATCAACAGTAGAATAATAAGCCATGTATTCATGAATTGTTTTTACAAATTCATCTACAGTACATGGTTTTTCCACAATATCAATAGGATACTTTACTTTTTGTTTAGCATAATCATAACACTTTTGTAAATCTTCCGGACTCAATTGTCCATCAGCACTACATAAATACTTATATGACTTACCAATAATACTTGAGTACTCTCTAATTGCAGAAGATCTAGCTAACATCTCAAACTGAAACTGTAATACTCTAAAGTCTTCAGCTGGATTTAAGAGAAATGATTCTCTTACTATTTGTTCTACTATTAAAGTTTTACCACTTGCAGGTCTTCCACCAATTACAGTCATTGTATTCCATTCAATACCATCTGTCATTGCATCATTAAATTTAGGCCATGGAGTTCTAAGACTTTTAATCTCACCTGCCATTCTACCTTTTAAATAATGTAATGATTCTTGAAAACCTTCTTTCTGACTATTCCACTTTAATGGTGTTTCTGCTTTTCTCAACATTTTTATGCAACTATTAAATAACTTTTAACTTGACCCTGTTAAAACTAGCATGCATAACACTAATGATTATCTCAACTACTATAAAATTAATTACACTAATCTCAACAATAAAAGCATTAGTTACCGCATAGCCAAACAGAGTTCCCACTACTGCACAGAGCAATAGTGATACTCTTGACAATTTACGCATTATACAACTCTTTCTTTAAAATGTGTTTGTGTTGGGTCTTCTCCACCGTTTAACAACATATCACAATAATTAGCTAATTCAGAATCATATGTTTTATCTGATCCTTGCTTTCTAATAAAATATTGTGATGTTCTCATATACTTAAATCCATTTACTTCATATTCATCAACATACTTTCTTGTAGCATCAAGTATGGTTTCCCATGAGTAACTGTGTGATTCAAAGAACCACTTGAAATTATTCTCAAGATTCTTCTTATCTGACCTAGCATATTTACCACTTGGGAGTTTAAATTTAGGAAAAATATCTAAATAAGTTTCAATATTTTCCATAAAGTTTTCACCCATTACACTGGTACTTGTTTTCTTTTTACTTGTCTTGAAGTATCCGTCTAACTCTTGTAACAGAATTATTGACTTACCTTCAAGTGTTAAATCAGCTCCCAACCAACTACTTGATTGTAAGCGTTTTACCTCTAATGCATTATTGACAAAATCATTTGTTTTGATTTTATGTTTGATACAATAAAGTATATACAACTGATTTGGACTCAGGTTATTCTTAATTAATAGATTGAATATTTCATCCATATTACCATTTTATATCAAAGTTATAACTCTTTTTTGTAAGTTCTGATACATTGTTGAAAACATCTTTGCAATCCCACTCTTTTAAGTGAGAATATGCAGCTGATGCTGGATGTGATACTAACAATTTATTACAGTTTTCACCAAGATGTACCATGCTTTCTTGTGCTATTTTTCCCATAAATACATAAGTCAATCCAGGATT